TATGAGGGGTATCAAATCTCCTAGCACAATGAGCACTTCTGTAATGCGTGGAGTGTTCAGAGATGAGATAGAAACGCGTAACGAATTGTTATTCTTAGTGAGGCGGTAATACATGGGAAGAAAATATCCGCTCCACGAAACCATAGAGAAGGAAAGACAAGTCCTTGAACTAAGGCTCCAGCACGCTACTTGGAAGCAGATAGCGGAGAGAGTTGGATATGCCTCAGCAGGAGCGGCGTTCAATGCCTATAAAAGAGCACTTGTGCGCACACTCCAAGAACCAGCAGAGGAGATTAGAAGCCAAGAACGCGAGCGCCTAGACCGCTTAGCACAATATTGGTTCCCGAAAGCCTTTGACCAAACAGATGTTGATTTAGCCAAAACGGCTGGCATGATGCTCTTACAAATTATGGACAAGCGCGCTAAACTGTTAGGCTTACAGACCACAGTAGTCAAACAAGACATAAACATTACTGAAGGCGGTAATGAATTCAATGAACGAGTCAAAGAACTTGCTTACCTCGTCGCAAGGAATAGAACTGACGCAAGTGGACTGGATGGTGGCATCTCGCCTTTATTGGGAGGAAGTAGCCAGACCTAACCAGTTAGAACCTGAAGGCGATTGGCTTATTTGGCTCATCTTATCCGGACGCGGATGGGGCAAAACAAGAACTGGCGCTGAATGGATTGCTAATAAGGCTTTAGCCATGCCCAAGACCCGATGGGCTATTGTGGCAAGAACCTTCGCTGATGCTCGTGATACTTGTGCCGAAGGTGAATCAGGTATCGTAAATGTGTTACATAGATACCAAGCCTTACAGAACTGGAATCGCTCTATGGGCGAAATCCTTCTAACAAATGGTTCCCGGATAAAGTTATTTTCAGCAGAAGAACCTGACCGCTTACGCGGACCACAGCATCATGGCGCTTGGTGTGATGAGTTAGCGGCATGGGAAGACCCTGATGCGTGGGACCAGTTACAGTTTGGCTTACGCTTAGGCGAACATCCACAAACAGTTGTAACAACTACGCCTCGCCCAGTATCGCTTCTAAAGAATCTAATACAGCGCGATACAACATACATTACTCGCGGTAGCACATTTGAGAACGCTAAGAACTTAGCACCTGCCGCACTAATGGAGTTACAAGCCCGTTACAGCGGTACTCGTTTAGGTCGTCAGGAATTAGAAGGCGAACTATTAGAGGACATTGAGGGTGCGTTATGGAGTAGGGCTTGGATAGAAGCCTCTCGTATAACACAAGCCCAACTACCGCCTCTGTATCGTATAATTGTCGCGATAGACCCTGCCGTGACTTCAGGGGAAGATTCCGATGAAACCGGAATAGTTACGGCAGGGGCTTCTGCTGATGGACACTTTTATGTGTTAGAAGATTCAACCCTGAAAGCAACTCCCGATGCTTGGGGCAGGAGAGCAGTTCAAGCATTTAGAGATTGGAAAGCAGACCGCATTGTTGCCGAAGTAAATAACGGCGGCGATATGGTTATCATGGTTATCCAGCAGGTTGATAGAAATGCCCCGGTAACTAAAGTCCATGCCAGCAGAGGTAAGCGCCTAAGAGCAGAACCTATTTCAGCCTTGTATGAGCAAGGGCGAGTTCATCATGTTGGCGCGTTTCCAAAATTAGAAGACCAGATGGTGAGTTGGACACCAGAAAGTAACGATTCACCTGATAGGCTAGACGCCTTAGTGTGGGCTCTGACCGAACTAAAGGACGGGTCTAGTTCCCAAGCAATGTTGGCTAGTATGGCTAAGATATGTACAAAGTGTCAAATGCCAAATATCAAATCAGCAAAGAGTTGTAATTATTGCAATGAACCAATCTAGGAGCACAAATGGCTGTTACTTACAATACTGTAATTGACCAAGGCGCGGATTGGTACATAACTTTTATTTATGAACAACCTAATGGCACTCCTGTAAATGTAACTGGTTATACAGCCGCGTTACAAGTTAGAACATCGCCATTAGCGAAGACAGCAGTATTGACACTAACGAATACTTCCGGAATTACCATTACAGGTAACACAGGAACATTCGCTTGTCACGCAACAAATGTACAGACATCTGCTATAACAAATGGCAAGTATTCTTATGATTTAGAAATCACTTCGCCAACAAATATTGTAACAAGATTAGTACAAGGCACAGTAGAAGTTAGCCCACAAACTACAAGGACTTGATATGGCAGATGAAGTAGTAGTTGTTCAAGTAACGCAACCAGTTGTAAGAGTTACTGCTCCCGGACCACAGGGACCAACAGGACAATTCAATGTTGGCGATGTTGCTTATACACATACGCAATCAGTATCAAGCGCAACTTGGACAATCAATCATAATCTTGGATTCAATCCAACTGCGGTTGTATTGGATTCAGCAGGTACACAATGTGAAGGCGCATTTAGTTACCCAACAGTAAATCAAATGATAATCACCTTCACGGCGCCTTTTACTGGCACCGCGTATGTAATCTAAGGAGAAATAATGGCACGCAAATTCCTCGTCAGTATTGACCTGACAAAGAATGAATTACAAAACGCGGTAATTCAGAACTTGGCAACAGCGCCTTCAACACCAGTAGCAGGTCAAATCTATTACAACACAAGTGATAATGAAATCTATTACTTTGATGGAAGTATCTGGGTAAGCGTTCAGAACGAATCTGAAATTCTTTATGGCACATTCGCACTTCGCCCTGCGGCAGGTGTTTCTGGTCGCCTTTATTACGCAACAGATAACAGCCTTCTTTACTTAGATGATGGCGCACAATGGTTACAAATATCTGCTTTTGGAAGCGTAACGGCTCAAACTACTTATGGAGCGTCTAGCGGTAACGGAAGTAGCACAAGTTATTCTCGTGCTGACCACACTCACGGAACTCCTTCTCTTACTAATACAACTCCACAAGGGCTAACTGTTGGTGGCGCAAGTGCTGTTGGTACAGGAACTTCTCCCTCGCGTGAAGACCACACTCACTCATTACCGGGCTTTGGCTCTGTAACTGCTCAAACATCTTTTGGTGCTTCTAGTGCTAATGGAACCGCAACCGATTTCTCCCGTAGCGACCATACACACGGAACACCAACACATGACAACGCGGCGCACTCAACAATCAATCTTTCTGCGCTCGCTGTTCCTATAGCAGATGTAAGCCTAAACAATTTCAAGATTACAAACCTCGCCACCCCTGTTTCTGCGGCAGATGCGGCTAATAAGCAGTATGTAGATGATCTGGCACAAGGCTTGAATATTCATGCCGCTTGCTTAGCCGCAACAACAACTGCTCTCAATGCTACTTACAACAATGGAACAAGTGGCGTAGGCGCAACACTTACCAATGCTGGAACACAAGCCGCATTTAGCACCGATGGAGTTAGCCCAACATTAGGCGCTCGCATCCTTGTAAAAGACCAAGCCACAACTAGCCAAAATGGTATCTATACCCTTACAACTGTCGGTAGCGGCTCAACAAACTGGGTACTTACTCGCGCAACCGACTTTGATACTTCAGTAGAAATTGCTGGTGGCGATTTTACTTTCGTAGATACTGGAACAACTCTTGCTAATACTGGCTGGGTAAATGTTGATGAAGTAAATACTGTTGGAACTGACCCAATTGTATTCCAGCAGTTCTCCGGTGCTGGCACATATACAGCAAGCAACGGTATCCTTCTAACTGGTTCTAACTTCACAGGTGTTGTAGTAGCAAGTGGCGGTTTGACTGTTGGTTCATCAGGCTTCGCTCTTGATACCGCTATTGCCGTTCGCAAGTATTCAGCCGATGTAGGAGATGGTTCTAATACTTCCTATACCATCACTCACAATCTCGGAACAAGAGATGTCATTGTGTCCGTATATGACAATTCAAGCCCTTATGGCGAAGTCATCTGCGATGTAAACCATACTTCCACAACGGCAATTACGCTACTATTCTCTGTAGCACCAACTTCAAATCAGTATCGTGTAGTAGTACACGCTTAGGAGGCTAGCGTGGGTCTGCTTGACAGATTAGCGAAAGCAGTAGCCGAGGAAATACAGAAGGCTCCTCGGCTACCTGCTGGTAGCGTTACCATGACCGAACAGGAAATGGTAAATCGCTCTAACCCGATGGGGCAAAGTTACGGGCAATCAGTTGCGCTTCCGCGTAATGCTGTATGGCCTAATGTTCCTTTCACTCCGGGTAATCCTTTAGTTCCGGGTGCGATAAATCCTGTTCGTGAAGATGGTCGCGCTGACCCTCGCCGTTATGAATACCAAGTTGCTCAAAACATAAACATAACTGAGCAACGCCTTATCCCTTTCAAGACATTACGTGCAACTGCTGACCAAGTAGATATCATTCGTCGTTGCTTGGAAGTAGTAAAGAATAAAATTACCGGATTCAACTGGGATATTGTTCTAAGTGATGATGCTTCTGAGCGTATTG